CGGCGTTTAACGAGTTTTATACAGTGTTTGTGAGTTGTTCAAAGCCGACCTTACTGGCTCTCACACCCAAATAACAGAAAGCTTTCGAAATTTTATTTCATTCACTTGAGATTTACCTAACCGGTATTACTTGTGGCCAGAAATGTCTACTCTTGGTGCCGTCATGCAACCACAAAACCCCCCCCCAACTGGGAAATTTTGGGATGAGATGTTGAAGCGCTATCCTTTGCTCGCGCAAGGAAATCGTTTCAAGCGCTGCCCATTCAAGATCAGGATTGAGGGAGAGGGGCTGACTGCCTACCGTTACTATCCGTGGGCTTTCAGAAAAGTTGGAGGAGATTTTTACAATCGTGATGCTGTGCTCGACGCTCACAACTCCAACAAAATGATGATGAAGAAACTTTTTAAAGCCTTCAACGAGCAAAAGATCAAGGAAGAACAGGAGGATCAAGCCGAAGGGTGCGGACCTTTTGAGTCCGTCACCACACCATTCATGAATGTTGTCAACAAGGCCAAGGAGTATGCCACCTCAATGACACCCATTGAGTCAGCAAAAAAGGCCGTTTTTGGAGCCTTCGGTGGGGTTATTGATATCCTGTCCACTGTTCTTGGAAAGTCCACCGACATGATCAAGGGTTGTCTGCCAAATGTGCAGAACATTATGGACCGTTCTTTTGACCATTTGGAAGAAATGGTTGCCAGTGTTATTATTCCGTTTACTGAAGGGGTTACTATTTTGAATGCCACTATGTGCATTATTTGTGGGACTGCTTTGTTGTTTTTGTGTTATAATCTTGGTGGGATTTTGAAGCTTGCTGGACATTACGTCATGAAAATTGTCCGTTTTGTTTTTGGGATTCCCGGGCATGTTTTTGGTTTTATGAAGGGGATTTTTGATCGAGAGACTGATCCTCAGTCCTCGCATTTGATTGAGCCTTTGGCCAACCTGAAGGCAACCATGTGTGATTACACCGACAAGATTATGGACACTTCTTTGATGCGCAATGTGACTATTGCTATTGAAAAATGTGGGATTTCTAAGGTTACTAGCTTCTTGTGTAATATGATCACGTGGGCTGCCCGACAGACGGGATACGTTTTTACTAGTGTCAAAAACAAGGTTCTTGCTGCCTGTCATTTCCTGTGTCATTCCTCGCCTGCTGAGATGATGACGGCTATCAGTGAAAAGTTGGCGGAAATTGAAGGCTGTCACGATTATGGTTATTCACCTCTTCCTTTCATTGCGGGGCTTGCTGGTGTGATTTCTACTGGAATTTGGCCAAGTACGAGTGACATGACTCGCACGATGTCGTTTTTGCGCATTTTTAGTGCTTCTGCATTTTTTGGAAAATCAGCTATCCCAATTCTTGATTTATTATGTGATTGGTTACCTCAAGGAATGTCCTATTATCTTGGATTTCTGACAAGTGGAAAGAAAACTGGACAAAAAGACACTGAGGCAATGAAAATGTGTTCTGCTTTTGACACATTTACAGCCCGTTTGAGGGAGGGAAGATTTGCCACGAAAGGATCTACCTTGAGTATGGTGGATTATTACATCGATCATTTTCGAGAGTTGTTGCCTCGTGTCTCCTATGCCATTGGACTGCAAGTATCGAAACGTCTGTCCAAAATTGAGATTTATCGTGACTCTTTCGGAAAGAAACGTGACCGCCCAACCCCTGTTGGTTTTTACTGTTACTCGAAGCCTGGTGTTGGAAAATCCCATTTGATTCCCTCGCTGAGCAAAGATCTAGGCTATCCCAGTTATTATTCGGTTCCGACTGACACCCCCCACTGGAACGGCGCTTCGACATCAAACACCGAACATGTCGTATTGGATGAGTTTGCCTGCAACAATGAGAGTTTGAATAACACGGTTAGCTCCGTGATCTCTCTCATTTCGTGCAATGAGTATCAACCACCACAGGCGGAGGTCGCAGCTGACTCCCGCATTGGAGAAGGGAAGGGTATGACGATAGCCCCGAAGATTGTTTCCGTTTTTACCAATCTGCACAAGCTTGAGAAGGTAGAAAAGATCACGGACTTGAATGCGTTTGCCAACCGGTTCAATTTGTGTGTTGAGGCCATTGTCAAACCAGATTTCCGTCTTGGGGACACAACCCGTTTGGATCCATCTAAGGCCATCCCAGGTGATGACTACAAGCAACATCTCGAGTTTAAGGTTTATTCCCCGTTTGTCTCGAGTGAAGGACGAACAAGAACATGGATGCGTTATGCTTTCCCTGGGACGATCAGTTATCCACAATTGGTCATGGTTCTGCGAGATTTGATTGCGAAGAGACAACAACAATTTGAGGATGACGATGACGAAATCTTTGACGATGAGGAACCTCTTGGGATGATGCCAGCGAGGAAAAAGCGAGACAGGAGCAATGGGAGCACTTCAAGCCATGATAGTTGCGGACCGTATACGGATGCCGCTGCTAGTCCTCCTCCATCTAGGAATGCTCCTCCGTTCACCAGCCAAGAGATGAAAGAGTGCGGAGGATGCCGAGACCATGCTGAACCGACTCCATCTGATATCCTGAAGCCAGATTTCATGATACCACCACCCCTCACACCGGCAGCACCTAATCCCAATTACTTGCTCCCGGAAAGGAGATCTAAGTTACCGGAGAGCCCAGAGGAGTTCCAGGTGAAGAAGGACAAGTGGTTCCACATGTTTGATAAAGCCAGGGCCAACGACAAAGCCAAAGTCGTCGCGAAGAAACCGGACGACGAGTTGCCCATCTCTGTTGAGGAATACTATCACGTGGCTACGAAAGGGAAGTTCATGAACCATCTCACTTGGGCGGCTCTTGGAACCGCTTTGTACTTCCTTTTCCCGTACTTGAAGAATTTCTTGTCTATCCCTTACCATTGGATCTTCAAAGAGAAGAAGGTGATTCCAGAAGAAGAGGAAGAGGACCCACCACAGACTCAAAGCACGCCGAGGTTCACGAGTGGTTCCACCCCCACTACCAATTTTTACACGGCTACGGGGAAAAATTACCCTTTTCATCATGTTAAGAGACCAATCATGGATCCCGTAGTTGCGGTTGGGAATGACATCACTAAGAGAGTGGAGGTTCTCAAGGCAAATATGGTTTACATCACTTGTGGATGTGACATAACCATTTATGGTTACCATCTTGACGCTGAGACAATTGTCTCGTATGTTCATGGAATATGCGAGATATGCAAGAAATCTGGAAATGGAACCTTGAATTTTTCAAAGGGAAATGTTGAGAAATCGTTGAACGAGAGTGAATACCGTGTCCATGCTGACATGGGAGAATCTGATGTGGCCATCTACAAGATTCCACCCGGACTTTTTGGCCATCCCAGAGCCCTTAAATCCATCCCCAATATTTCCCGGAATGGTCGAGCGAATTTTGACACCTACACTGCGGCCGTGTTTGTCCCAGATGAGGGCAACGGGTTCAAGACCGTTTGGACAACGATTTCACCTTCAAGACAGAACATCACTCATATTGACGCCTTTGGAAACAAATATAAGGTTGTCCAGGTGGTGGGGGCCACGAACGTACCAGTCATGAAAGGTTTTTGTGGATGTCCAGCTTTCGCGATCACACCGTCGTCCGAGATCTTGTATTTCGGACCTCTTGTTGCTGGCAGGATGGTACTGAACATCAGTTACTATGCCCCCTATGTTCCTCTTGAGGACATAGCTGGAGAGGCCGAGGCTCTGGGTCCTGTTACTACCATTGAAGCGGCCACCAAGCTCTTTGACGAACTGAAAGAAAATGAAGGTGAGAGGATAGTGAATGTCGAAAAGGCAGACTTTATCCATTTCTCACCTACCAAGACTGGGCTTATGGGAACCAACATCGACCAGAAAATGCTGAAGGATATGAGGTTAGTTGACGAAAATGACACTTACGGAATAGCAAGTTTATCTGTCAACGATCCCAGGACGAAACCAGAGGCCAGAGGAACACTACCTGGACACGTTCGTCTAGTAGCGATGGCGAAGAAAGTTACCACCAAACCGGAAAAATTGGATCGAGCGAAAAAAGGGGTTCTGAACTTCCTGAGTGCGGCGGTCAAGGGAACCGGACGAGTCCTAACAGACGAGGAAGCCGTGGTTGGTGTACCTGGTAGGGTTGTGGCCCTTGATCTTACCACAGCTGTGGGAGCTCCATTGAACAGGAAAACCGGCAAATTCGGAGGATCTGGAAAAAGAGGTTTCATCAAGGTTTCGATCAAGACTGAAAAAGGCCACTCGCCTGTGTCCGTTGTTGAACTTGATGAACGCCTGCGTGAGGAATGGCAGTATTACAAGCGATGTCACGCGAATGCTGAGGCGCCTGTTATGAAGATTCTCGGAAACAACAAGGACGAGGTTTTGCCTTATCGTAAGGTACATGACAAAAAGACACGACTGGTTTGGACTTGCCCTATCGCCTTCCTGCTTGAACTGAAGAAGCAGACTGGTTGGTTTACCCATCTCCTTGGTGCGAACTGGGAGAGAACGGGTATCATGCTTGGTTGCGACCTTCAAGGACCAGGCTTCCATCGACTTCTCAACATCTTGAACGACAATCCGGATGAGACGGAAACAACTTTCCCAGGGTGTATTAACCACCATGAGCGACCAGACTATGGGTGTTTCGAGTGTGCCCAGTTGAACGGAATTGATTGGAACAAACCCATATGGTGCGGAGATTATGAACACTTTGACATCTCCATGCACCCTGATGTTCTGATGGCAGCTTTTGAAATCATTGGGAAGCTGTGTGCAGAAAAGATCGAAGACTTTGACCGTGAATGGTATGATCTCCTTATCGAAGGAATGCTCCGGGCAAAATATCAGGTTCATGACATCGAATTCCAGACGCGAGGGTTCAACCCCTCTGGCAACTATCTCCCGACGGTTGTCAACTCGGTGGTGTCACTACTGTATCTTTATAGTTTTGTGTACGAAAAGGGATTTATCCCGCGAGATGCCATCGTAGCAGTGGTGGGAGGAGACGACAACTCTTGGACTCTGAGGAATGATTTCGTCGAACGCCTTGGGATGTGCAATTGGCAGATCAATCAATTTGGACTTGACGGACAGGGTTTCGCACTGTGGTGCCAGAAATATGGAATGAACTACACAACTTCCAACAAGGTACGAACTTGGGCTGAACAACCATGCTCTTTCCCGATGACGATGGATTTTTACGGACAAACAGCTGCCTTGGTCGACCACAATGAGTTGTCAAGTCGGCCGATGGCGGATGTTTATGCGGACGGAGTTAATGCCTTTTCCCGAGGAGATGAGGGTTTCTCTGAAATTGCACCACGATGGTTGAGCCTCCCAAAGACTCCTGGCCCGTTTTCTATCTGCGGGCAGACGCGCTCGAGCACCGCAATTAAGTTGTTGTGTTTTCAGGCAAAAGGGGTGACTGAGAAAGAGAGGGCAATGGCCATCCGCAATGCGACAGTTTTCTGGCCTGACTGGTGGCATGAACGGTTCAATGCATGTGTCATGCGGGATGAGATTTTTGTGACGGATGAAGCAAAGAGTTACTGGCTCGAGATTCCAGTTGAAGACGTTCGTCAGCGTGTCCTCACTGCTGATGACCAGTACCCAGCCATTGGTATGGGTCCAACGTTGAACACCATGGATGTGCAAGTTGGAGGTATAGGAGGAACATCGCG